AAACCCGCTCGGTCTGTACATGTACGTCCTGCAGAAGGGCTTCGGCGTCAAGGACGTCGGTCCGTTGGTGATGCGCCCCGACCAGGCGCCGCCTGCTGAGGGTGACCCCAACGCTCAGGGAATGCAGCCACCACCGGGTGCCGATCAGCAGGGTCAGCCGCCACCGATGAACGGCCCGACGTCGAACCCGAACGACGCGCCCGGTCAGTTCCCGTCCGGGCAGGTGCCGCCGCCAGGCCCGTCTCCGATGGATCAGATGGCCGCAATGATGGGCGGTGGACCACCAGGTGGACCGCCACCCGCAGGCGGACCGCCTCCACCTGGTGGTCCGCCCCCAGGTCAGGACCCGATACAGGCGCTCATGGCGATGCTCGGACAGCAGCCGCAGGGTCCGCCGCCGGGTGGCCCGGAGTCCCTGCCACCGGAGGTGCTCGCGCAGATGATGGGGCAGCAACCACCGCAGTAATCAACGCAACCCCCCTGCGTGTGATTAACTCCGAACATCACAGGAGCACGCCAGGAGGAACTCCGTGTCGGAAGTAGACGCCCTAGGGCAGCCTGCTGACGTTGATCCCGAGTACGTCGGGGACATCGCGGATGCAGGGGAGGTAGTCGACGGAGCAGAAGACGCACCGCCGCCTCGCCAATACGTCGAAGTCGACGACCCTGACAACCGCTGGGTGCGGACCAAGGTCAACGGCGAAGACATCGAAGTGCCGTTCAGTGAGTTCCAGCGTGGCTACAGCCGAGAGGCCGACTACACGCAGAAGTCGCAGACGGTTGCCGAGATGCGCCGGGAGGCGGAGTACGGGATCCAGTTGCAGCAGGCGCTGCAGGCAGACCCCGCGCTCACGCTGAGAATCCTGGCGCAGCAGTACCAGCTGGATCAGCAGCAGCAAGGCCAGGCTTCCGAGCCTGAGCCCGAGTTCGATGATCCGTTGGAGCGGCAGCTGTACGAGGAACGCCAGGCGCGTATCGCCCTGGAGCAGCGCTTCGAGCAGCGCGAGTCGGACCGGGCATTGGAAGCGGCAGTCGGTGGCCTCCGCAACCAGTACGCACTGAACGACGATGATCTTCGTTTGGTCGTCGGCACCGCGATGCAGGCCGGACTGGGGCTCGATGCTCTGCCGATGGTCTGGAAGACGATCGCCTTCGACCGCATCCAGGCGTCTGTGGTGGAACACCAACGACGACAGGCAGCAGAGAACAATCAGCGCACGCAGGCCAAGACGGCTGCGACGCAGACGGTCTCCTCGGGACGAGGGGCACCGAGCAGGAACATCGTGGAGCAGCAGCGGACTGGACCGGTCACGTTCAGAGAAGCCGCCGAGCAAGCATGGAAAGACATCGGCGGCACCTAACCGAAAGGCTGCCGAGTGGCAATCGCCTCCAACCTGCCCGCAACGTGGGACACGCTCCTGTCGACCACGATGAACAACTACCGCAAGACCCTGACGGACAACATCTTCAACAGTCGTCCGTTGCTGGAGTACTTGCAGTCCAACGGCCGGGTGCGCACCGCTGACGGTGGCATCCAGATCGTCGAGCCCCTCCTCCTCGGTGGTGGCGAGGCCGATTCGTACGGCCCGTGGGACCAGATCCAGGTCCACCCAGTCGGCGGGATCACCGCCGCCGTGTTCCCGTGGCGCCAGCTGTACGCCACGATCATCATCTCTGGTCTCGAAGAGGCGCAGAACAACGGCAAGGAGCAGATGATCAACCTGCTCGAAGCCAAGGTGATGCAGGCCGAGAACACGCTGAAGGACATCCTCGTGCGGATGATCTACGGCACCCGCCAGACCCCGAAGGCGACCGACTTCGATCCCTTGACCGGCCCCGCCGGTACCGGACTGATCGACGCGACCGGCCCTGCTGGCGGGATCACCCCGGCGGCATCCCCGGCACTGGAGAACAACTGGCGGTCCCCGACGTACAACGCCACGACCGGCGTCGGTGTCGATGCCAAGGGAGCGACGATCACCGGCCTGCCGTTCGCCGCGACGATCGCCGGAGACGACCTGGAGGCCATCCTGCGACGGATGTTCATGCTCGCCTCCGACGGTGGCTCCGATCACGTCGACGCGATCTTCGCTGGAGCGAACGTCTACGAGATGTACGAGGGCAGCCTGACCCCACAGGTCCGGTACACCGACACGAGCAAGGCGAACCTCGGGTTCCAGAACCTGATGTTCAAGAACGTGCCGATCTACTACGACCCGGACGCTCCGGTGAACGGGGCCATCGGCCTGAACTCCAAGTACGTCGGGCTGACGATCCACAGCGACCGCAACTTCAAGCAGTCGCCGTTCACCGCCAACCTGTCGGGCATGGCCACGACCGGCTCCGGTGTCGGCACCGTCGGCACCGCACCGACGGCCAACGGCACCGTCCCCGGCGCTCCCGCTGGGTCCACGCTGGATGCCCGCGTGTCGTTCATCACGACCTACGGCAACACCACCACCCGCGAGCGTCGGCGCAACTTCAAGATCACGAACGTGGTGCCGACCCCCTGACCATGAAGATGTGGGGGCCTACTACACGTGTAGTAGGCCCCCGAGATCAGGAGGGCACGTGACCGTCAGCAAGGATTCCTCGCACATCAAGCCAGCGTTGGCCAACGGCCAGAACGTGCGGCTGCAGTACGCCGTTGTCGGGGACCCGGTGTATACGACCGGGCGCCCGGAGTCGCCTGGCGACAACGTCAAGTCGGCTGCGCTGTGGTCGACTGCGCCGTACCAGGACCCGAAGAAGGTGGTGAAGCCACCGAAGAAGGCGACCTGCAAGGGCAAGGACGGGACGTGCAAGGCGCACCCCATCCAGGAACTCGGGCTGTGTGTGTTCCACGCCCGCAAGGCAGGCGTGTACAACGCGTGGACTGAGAAGGAGGTGGCGTCATCGACGTCGAAGGGCTGAGGACATACGTCCGCGACCACCTCGAACTCGACGAGACGGACCTGCCCGACCGGCTGCTCAACGTCTACCTCCAGGAGGCGTTCGACCGGACGATGGCCTTCTCCAACGAGTGGCCGCGCAACGAGACGACCTGGACCATCGCCAAGGTGCCGGGGACTGTTGAGGTCGCCCTGCCCGCAGACGTCAACATCCCCGGCATCTTGGCGATCGTCGAGGCGGGACAGGGCTACAAGCTGGTGTCCATCGTCCACGAGAACGCCGAGAACTCCTTCGGCACGGTCGAAGGCGAGGGCGACCGGACCTCGGTGTACTACTCGATCTGGAACGGGGCGGTGTACCTGTGGCCGATGCCTGGTCGGGAGCAGCACATCGACCTGGTGCTGCGTGGTTACCGCCAACCGGTGTGGGACAACGCCGCCTCGGCCATCCCCGACCTGGACCCACGACTGCACGCCACGCTGTGCTACTTCGCCATGTCCCTCGTCCACGCCCAGCAGGAGGACGAGGTGATGGAGGGCGTGTACCTGGCCCGCTGGCAGCGTGACCTGACCCAGCAGCTGCGCACGATCATGCAGCCGGTCGGCAACAAGCCGCTCGTCATGCACGGTGGTGCACCGACCGGCTGGGGTCCGAGCTTCGTCGTGGTTCCGCCCGTCCCGTGAGCGCCAACCGTCTCCAGCCTGCGGCGCTGACTACCTTCGTCGGTGGCCTGAACCTGCGCGAGAGCCAGTTCCAGCTGGACCCCAACGAGTCGCCCGATCTGCTGAACGTGGACGTCGATCCGCGCGGCGGGTTCACCACTCGGCGGGGATGGCGGCGGTGGAACGACGTCGACATCCACGACGTCTCCGACCCGGCGATGGACTTCACGCCACGCAACGCCTTCTGGCACAACCGTGTGGCCGGTCAGCTGGTGTACATCACCCACAACAACCAGATGTGCCGCAGCGACATGTCCGGGACGTTCACCTCGCTGCTCGTCGGGCAGTGCAACGCCGACCCACACATGGCCGACTGGGCGGTGTGGGGTGAGCAGATGTACTCCGTGCTCGGCTACTCCAACGCACCGGTCCGCTTCGAGGCCAACCTGGCGATGACGCAGTTGACGACCACGCCGTACAGCGAGGTCGATGCGCCGACGTTCAACGTCATGCCGTGCGCCCAGCACGTCCGCGGCCACGCCGGATACATGTTCGTCGGCAACATCTTCGAGGCCGGGGCCAACCACCCCAACCGGGTCCGCTGGTCGCACCCCAACCGGCCCGACGCCTGGCGTGACGAGGACTTCCTCGACATTGAGATCGGTGGCGGGAAGATCACCGGGATGCTGTCGTTCCGCGATCACCTGCTGATCTTCAAGACGAACAGCCTGTGGGCGCTGTACGGCTACGACGAGACGTCCTGGCAGCTGACCAAGGTCTCCGCCTGGATCGGTGCGCCGTGCTCCACGGCGATCACCGCGTCGGAGACGGCGGTGTACTTCTACTCGGCCAACGACGTTGGCGGGATCTACGGCTACACGGGAGAGGCACCGACGCACTTGTCGGAGAACCTGAGCCCGGCCTTCGAGGAGATCACGGCGTACGAGAACGTGTTCGTCTCCTGGGCCGGGCGACGGTTGTGGATCAGCACGCCGTGGGTCAAGGACTCAGTGCTGCAGCGAACACCTCCGGTGGCACCGACGACGAAGGGGCGTCACTCCCGCCGGGCAACCGGCCAGTCGACGACGTGGCCGGTGACGTTGTTCGTGGCCGACCCCGACGTCGGTAGTGGCGCGTGGACGATGTACGCATCCCCGCACGGCGCGGTCGCTCCGGTGGTCGATGGCTCCGATGTCAACGCCAGCTTCCCGATGGGGTTCATGTGGGCCAAGGACATGGCCATCGCCGTCACCCTCGACGCGATCGAGGACAGCTACGACGACCTGCTCAACACGATCGACCACGAGGAGTTCGACAGCTTCTACCGCACGCCGTGGATGAACATGAATCAGCCGGACACGAAGAAGTCGTGGAAGCGGCCACGGATGATCTGCCCGCGCGTGCCGCGTGACACCGAGGTGATCATCGAAACGTTCCACGACTACGACGAGACGTTCGCCCGGCGCACCAGGGCGATCACCATTCCCTCGCTGGGCTCGGCGTACTGGACCACGGCCGGTGCCGACGATGTCGTCAACCACGGCTTCGACTGGACCGAACTCGGTGCCGCCGACCCGCGTGGTGCGAACTGGGGCACCGAGCACATCGGTTCGGTGATGATCCGCGGCGGTTCAATGGGGGTCGCTTCGGCCGTGCAGATGCGCTTCAGCCGATCCCCGAACACGCCGCGACGCAAGTGGGGAGTGGACGCAGTGGTCATCAAACCGATCGGTCGCCGGGAGCGCACATGAGCAAGATCCAATTCCAGTACGACATCCAGAACCTGACCCCAGCCAACGCGCAGCCGGTCGAGGCCAACTTCACCAAGGTCGAGCAGCACATCAACCAGGAGGTCGTCGAGCGCGACGGCACGGTGGCGATGCGTGCCCAGCTGAAGCTGGTCGGTGACCCGATCGCTGCCCTCGATGCTGCGCCCAAGCAGTACGTCGATCAGGTACTGCCGATCGGGCTGATCATGATGTACGGCGCGGCGACGCCACCAGCCAACGGCCGGTGGCTGGTGTGTGATGGGGCGCCGCTACAGACCGCGACGTACCCGGAGTTGTTCGCAGTGATTGGCTACTCCTTCGGTGGTGCAGGCGGGTCGTTCAACACCCCCAACCTGACTGA